CAATTCGCGCAGTACCCGCAATGGTTCGAATACCATCAGGACTAAGGAACAAAACATCACCACCAATTTCTTGAATAGAGTAACCAGACAAACAACCTACGTTCTCAGTAACAGGAGAAATGCTTACTGTTTGAGAGTCATTGATGTTTGCTAGCCTGTGGATGCTATTCCTACAAAAAACAAACAAATCTTCACGAAAGCCTTTAATACCTGCAATCTGATCAGAGATTGTTACGGCCCCGGCCCCAGCACCTCCAAAGTCTGAAGGATCATTATAGACGCTGTAGTATACGGTGCTTAGATTATTCTCTACGCCTGCTGCAACAAGATGGTGGTCATGAACCGTAATGTATTTAACACCGTTAGAAGAGCCATTAACAATAACTTCTTCTGCAAAAAAGGTACGGGTAGTTAAATCCCCTGTTCCTTCCATGCGAAACAAATACAAATCATTTGCACCATCAGCAATAATAAGCTGACCATAATCATAGTTAGCGCCTTCAAACAGCGCAAAAGTACATTGGCCCTGGTCGGTTCTAGTTAGGGTTGCTCGGCCCGTAAAGGTCGCGTAGTTGTCTCCAGAGTTCTGTACAGACGCCCTATTAATTTTTAACCATGTAGTTCCGTCAATACTAAAATGAATATCGGTTCCAGAACAAACAACAATCCCATCGCCATAGACTGTAATGCCTAGGATTTTATTAGCGCCGTTTGGGCGCGTATCGCCAAAAGGCGTAAAGCCGCTAATGCGCCGATAACCGCCATCTGGGTCTACCTCAAAGTTCTTAAGCTTGGTAGCCAGTCCCGGCTGTCGAAGCATTTCGAACTGATTGAGGTTTGTATTTAACCCGCCTCGGCAGGATACACCAAAAGGCTGCGACATTAAACGAACCTTATGCGATCATCTTTCATGTAATCGGGTGCAGGCTCCATGAGATTAGATTTCATGAGGCGCAACCCACGCTGATAGTCTTGAAGTGCAAAAGCCGCTGCCTGAGAGTTTTCTTTAAACTGATGAATAAAGTAACGGGCGCGAGCAAGCAACACAGGCTTATAAATATTTGGAATAACAATTTGATCTGAAAACTCGCTTAGTTCTGTCGGCAAAACATAAGCATAAAACCAAACTCTATAGGTATCATCAGGAATAGGACTCAAGCCAAACTTACGGTTATCGGGGCTTTTAAAAACTCGACGAGGCTCGCCCCAGTTTTGAGAAGTTGCATCGTCATTGTTTTCTTCTGCACGATGAAAGTCTTTGAATTCTTCAACAGTGATGTAACGTAGATTACGGCTGGTGTAGGGTTCTGTTGCTCCACTAACACCAATGGTAGTAATATAAAAATTATCCCAGTCTACATAACCATAATCATCTACAAGGCTAGAAGCACTGGGCTTTAATTCATACCAACGGGTACCAGCCGTAGTTTCTACATAAGTATTTCCGTAGAAAGGATCGGTATCGCCGCTTGTTGCAACAGCCAAAAAGGGCCACTGAGGCTCTTCGTTAACAATGTCAAGGTATGCACGATTGATGCAATCTTTAACGTGTTGCTGAATCCCAATAGCACTAGAAAAATTTGCAGAGGTTAACGCAACTTCGTTAAGCTCTCGCAATAGTTCATTAGTCAGTTGCAAATAAGTAGCGGCCATAGTTTTCTCTAGTTAGGCATACACTTGGGCATGGCTTCTTTGTACATGGGCTGAGAGCCTTTCATCATGCCGCCCATAGCCTTTTTGTTTCGATAGGCTTTGCCGCCCATCATTTTACCTTTCCGCTTCATTCCGCAATCCATCTTTTTTATCTCCAAAGATTCGGTCCCAACCAGCAGCATACTTTTCGGCATCACCCTTTGGGGGCTTGCCCGTTTGCTTATCTCGGACCTTTAACCTAAAAGGTTTGTTGGGAGTTCCTACTAACATAAAAACCTCTTCTTAAAACTCCTGAGGGCGGTTAAGCCCCCAGGAGAACTAGACGTTAGTTTTTAGTCGATGGTGTAGTAGCCACCAATGAGGGCTTCGGGGCGAAGCACTTTGGCACCATACACATGGAGACCACGCACAATGTCACCGAAGCTGTCGGGGTCACGAAGGACTTCCGTGCTGGTGATGGTTTGTGCGGTTGCTACGGCGCTGATGTGACCAGCCATGAGGAAGCCCGTTGCGTTGCTGGTAGCAGGCACGTTGTTGGACTTGTACATGCTGAAGCCACGGAGCTTGCCGGAGCTTACGAGGCCGTTGCGGATAGAACCCTGACCGGCGTTGAAGTCCACGGACAGAAGCTTAGAGGAGCTTTGAGAAAGCTGCTCATAGAAGTCCGGGGAAGCAACAACCCAGCGGCCTTCCTCGGGGACGTTTTCGTCGTCCAAGAGGCGAGCCATGCGGGCCAGAACGTCCAGCGGATCGGTCTCACCAACACCAAGGTCAATGGAGCCAGCACCGTCATAGACGCCTGCAGCGAACTTGGTGGCGCTGTCTGCACCGAGGATATGATCAGGCGCAGAGGACGCAAGACCGGCTTGCATCTTAGCCATCACACCTTGGTCAAAGGCGTCACGAAGAGCGTAGGCTGCAGAGCTGGAGGCCACTTCCTTGAAGTTCACATGGGACATGGAGGTTTCAATGTCGTCCACGATGAACTTGAAGGCGTTAGCCGTATCAACAACCAGCGTGATCTCTTGGTCGGTGAGTTTGGTCGAGGTCACATCTTGGCCACGCTCATACTGATAAACAGTAATCGTCGGCTCTTTGATGATGCGAACGCTGTCACCGAAAGCAGAGATTTCACCTGCGTAGTCCGTGTTGGTGATAGCTTCAACAACAGACGCCTTACGGAAGAAGTTAAGAACCTTCTTGCTGTAAACGGCAGGCAGGAAGAACGAGTTAGCTTGTCCCGAGACCGAGTTTGCAAAGTTAGCGTTAGTATCGGTAGCCGGTTCAAAGTATTGGTCAGAAACATTATAAGCCATTATAGACTCCTAAAAAAGACAAGTAGTTTAAGAAACCACCCTGCCTTCACGGATTGCTAGATCAATCTCTTGTTCGTATTTATCGTAGTCATCCATAGACAGAGAGGCAATTTCCCGCTGTGTCCAAATCTTCGGCTGTTTCGTATCAACATTGGTAGTTTTAGTTGAAACAAAGTCTGCAGCAGAAGTTTTGGCAGATTGTGAACGACTCGTCTTAGGCTTCGGAGCATTAATATTAATGCCATTTTCCATCTTATAAAGATCGATAGCACGGCTAGCAAGAGAAACATTGTCCGGGTTATTGTAAATCCAACGCTGAATTTCTTCAGGCTGTTCTTTGGCCCAGGCATGAAACTGCTCGTCGCCGCGAATGTCCTCAAAGTCGGGGTGCCGCTCGCGCAGTTTGGTTTCTGCTTCGCGCCGCGCAAACTCAGCTTCACGCTCTTCAATAGCTCGGAGCTTTTCTTGAAGGGCATTTACCTGATCTTGGCTGCGCAAATGAGCAACAGTCTCGACCGTTTCATACAACTCAGGATATTTGGATTTAAACTCTTCAAGGTCTTCTTGGCTGCGCGGCGGCTGGTACTGCGGTTGTGCCGATTGCGCTTTTGCTAGAAGTTCTTGCTCTCGTTGTTTAAACTCAGCAATCTTGTCGTCGTAATGCTTTTTGAGGTCGTCGTATCTCTTTTTATAATTGGTGCGTGGCCGCTGTTCTTGTTTGGTTTGAGGGGTCTGAGGTTCTTCTGAAACCTCTTGAGTAGCCTCTTCTTCAAAGAACAACGAATCCGCTTTGCCCCGCGAAGGTGCATCTGGCGTGTGCCAGTCTTTGCGGGCGTTGTACGGATTAGCTATACGCTCCTCTACTTCAGTCATCGTTCACTCTCCTTTTGGGGCTTGTGTTGTCTTCAAGGTAGCCATGCTAGTCGCGTTTCTAACACAGGGCTTGAACTTACAAGGTGGCCTCAAGGTTGATATATTTAAGATAAGGGGGGGATTATTCCGTAGCCTTATCGGGTCATTAGGCTAGGCATGCGGTTAGCATTTAGCATCTGCTTCTTCAACTCTTCTTCGGACATGTAGTCCGTTGCAAGTTTCCGCTCAGTTTGCATAGGGTCATCAATTAAACCACCAACAGCCTTTCGCATCAAACCACCATCATAGGCCCGTTCTGCGTCATCCATCATAGTTTGCAGATTGTCGGCACCAATTTGATCGGTAGCTTTTTTGGTGAATACAAATTCACCGTCCGAAAGCCGCGCAGGAATAGAATCAGACGTTCCATCCCCTGGGCCTTCTACTTCGCCTGCGCCAGAAAACTCTGACGAGGCTAAGATTACTTTGTCGAAGATCATGCTAAGACGATCATCAGACTCTAGGGCATTCATAAGATAATCTAGTTCATCATCTTCTAGGCTTTCGCCCATAACATACTCGACAAAATCATCTTCCATTTCTTCGTCGGGCGCCTGAGAATCCATAACATCCTCCATGTCTTCTGGAGGAATATTGGGGTAGGTATCCTTAGGAACGCCCTGCATTTCAACAGGAACAAGTAGCGCACCACTATTCATCATTTCATCTTCATTCATGATCTTTTTCCTTTCGCGCTACGTTCACATTGTCTTTAAGTTTAAGCAGGTTGTCCAGAGAATTCACCTTCCCCTGGCGCCGGTACACTTCCAATTCCGATGTTGCCACCACCAGTCCCTGTAGCTCCAAGTTCCGTTGATACGCCAGGAACTCCTTCAGGGCCTCCCATAGCTCCGGGTTGTTGACCAGCGGCGAGAGCTTCTGGGCTAGTTGCTTGTCCAACATTATTTTGCATTCCTATAATTTGTGCAGCGATTGCAGCCTCTTCGGGGTCGTTAAGGATTTCGTCAGGGTCCAAATCAAGGCTGTAAGCCAGCTCAGAGATAAGTTTGGACATTTTGACAAAGGGTGCAATAGCCGGATTCTGAGCCGTCTGAAGGAACATAGTCAACCGCTGGGACCGGACTTCTTTTTGCATTAGGCTATTTGTGCCTTGGGCTTTAATTTCTAGGTCGCCTTCGGTGTTGATATTACCTTCAAAGAACTGCATGTTCCACTGGAAGTATGCTTGGCCTAAAGGCTTAAGAAGGAAGTCGTCTAGGTTCTTAACCACAGTCTTGATGTTTAGGGAGGCGGCTCCAAGCAACATAGACATGCCTGAAGCCGTCCGGGTCATCGACTGTACGCCGGTCATACCATGAGAGTAACTGGGAATTCCTGTTTGTTCGTCGGCAAGCTGCCGGAACTTGTCGAACATCATCATGTTTTCTTGTGAAGTGTTGGGGAACTTCAGGCCGTGGATTGCTTGTCCCGGCATCCCTGCTTGGCGGCGGAATACTTTACCGGGGTAGATTTCCATTGACTGTCCGCCAGCCAACATAGACTCATCTACGTCAAAGACTAAGGAGCCGCTTAGAGCCAGATTATCAATAGCCATGCGAGCATGACCATTCATAATTTGCTGGCTGTCGTTCATGTTTTCTGCGACACCGATCCCAAAGAAGGAGTAAGGATTCCGCTCATAAGG